TGGGTGGTTTGATTAACGTGACGGGATCGACTACGAGTGCATTCGTTGTAACGGCGAGTGGTGGTAAATTTAGTATAGGCGGTGTTGAACAAGCTTCACTTTCCGTGATTCGAGGTTTGACGTATACATTCAATCAAATTAGCGGACACGTCCTTTCGTTATCGTCTACGAGTGATGGAACGAGGAATACGGGTGTAAATAAGTATTATATAAGCGGGGAAGAAACGCCTACACTCACGTTTATACGCGGGAGTACGTATACGTTTACACAAGCGACGTCTACAAATACGGGACACCCTATACGTTTATCGACAACGAGTAATGGGACACATGCGAGTGGGTCTCAATACACGAGTGGTTGGACAACAACAGGAACACCTGGAAGTAGTGGTGCATCGAGTCAGTTTGTGGTTCCTGCGAACGCACCAAATACACTTTACTATTATTGCCAACACCATTCCGGTATGGGTGGTGCGTCATCTATAAACGTGGCGGATTCGAATAGTGGTATCATACTTACGTATGGGTCACACGCACTGGTCGCAAACTCGACGGTTTCGGGTGAATATACTATAGCGACAAACTTCGACGGGACGACGAGTAATTTATACGTGAACGGTGATTTAATAACACAAACAACCCCGACGATCGCGTCGGGTGCGAAGATGATAAAAATTGGCGAAGACTATAACGGTTTGATTAAGAACCTTAAGTTTTGGAACTATGCGAAACAGTTTTTTCCTAGTGGTACAATTGCATTCCACCACGGGTTGTTTGCCGATAGTGGTAATCCATATAGTGATGCATCTGTTTCTGCAGCGGCGATTGCGTTTCATGTATACTCTGATACACCAGCGGGTACATATACATGGGGTGTATTGGCTACACCTTCATTAACAGTGGGTACAAAAACAACGTATACTTGGACACCCTCGAATTCTTTAACCAATGTAGACATTTTGATGGTCGCCGGTGGTGGTGGTGGAGGTAAACAAGTTGGTGGTGGTGGAGGTGCCGGTGGTCTTTTACACCATACGAACCAATCCATATCGGGACAAAAAACAATTGTTGTTGGTGACGGTGGTATTGGTGGTGATTACTCCGCAGGTACTACTGCATATAGTGGTAACAATACAACGTTTACGGGATTTGATAATGCAATTGCTGGTGGTAAAGGTGTATCATATAGTGGAATAGCGGGATCAACCGGTGGTTCTGGTGGTGGTGGTGGTGGTAGTGCTACTAGTGGTTATAATGGTACATCTGGACAAGGTAATGCGGGTGGTAACGGTAGAGATAGTAATTGGGCCGGTGGTGGTGGTGGCGGCGCTGGCGCGGCTGGTCAGGGATCACCAAGTAACTCTGTAGGTGGTTATGGGGGTGCGGGTCTAGATAAATCGACAGTGTTTGGAACGACGTACGGGGTAAGTGGTTGGTTTGCGGGTGGTGGTGGTGGTTGTAGCCAAACCGGAACCGGTGGTGGTGCCGGTGGTCAAGGTGGTGGTGGACGTGGTGGTAATAATGCGAGTACTGCGGAAGGTGTAAGAGAGAAAGGTGTGGACCATACGGGTGGTGGTGGTGGTGGTACGCGTGACGGTAACAGTGGTCAAACCACACCAGAAGGTGTACCTACGAATGATGGTGGTAAAGGTGGTTCGGGTATTGTATTAATTAAATATTAACCCCAAACTCTCTGCATACTCGATTGTATAGCCCACGGGTACCGTATTTTACCGTACCCAATAATGTTATACGAATCGATACCGATACGGTTACATTTGGTACACACGTCAAAACTATCATCAATGATCGAGTCTAAGGCAAGACTTCGACAGATTTCGTGTTTCTCAATTTCGTGGTTTGTATAACTATTAGTCATGATAAGATCATCGAATGTATTGGGAAACCAATACTCGAGCCATTTTTCGGTTTGATCACGTGCGTAACTTTGGCGACCCGTAACGATATACATAGTATCGGCGTGTTTGCGTAAATGTCCCATTTGTTTACACACACCTGGGATCGGTTTAAGTTTCGCGAACGCCTCGGATTCGTAAAAATCATGGACAATGTCACGCGATTGGGTTTCGGTAATATCGAACATATCTCTATACACGTACGGGTACTTTTGGGCGGTCGGCATTTTGTATCCACGGAACTTTGCCATAGGTCTTACGAACGAGACGAGAACTTCGTCGATATCAATAGCAACTCTTTTCATTTGTGTAATATAATATATTTATTCATAATCTCTAACTGTGTTTTTTATGATTGAAATTTTTATTCAGGTATAGTAGAGTATGGCGGATAAAATACCCGTCGTCGACTATAGCAGAATGGAACGACTCAAACCTCCAGAAAATACAGTTATACCGCTAAACGCGAATACGATTTGTTTGTTTCTAATAATCGCGACCATAATTGGTCTTTATAAACGCAACGTCGATATTAGTCAAGACCGCGAACGACGTCGTATTTGATACACTCGTTAGGGTCGAGGTAAACGTCACGTTTCATAAGTTTCTTAAGTTGTTTATCAGGGATATTGGTTTTTTCAATATAGGTTTTCTTAACCATATCCATGAGCTTATCACACATTTTCATTTCATCCTTAACTTCCTCGTATTTCCCCCAAAACCCGGTCGTTGATATTTGGTGGATGAGAACGTGTGCGTTCTTACCGATAAGACGTTCGTGTCCACCCAAAAGAATGAACGTTGCTGCCGAGCAGCACTCACCCTGTGCGATCGTGACGACCTTAACGCGAGATTTTTCGAGGATGTTCATTGCACTCAGACCCGCGAATAAGTCACCGCCTCCACTACATATATGTATTCGAATAACGGGTTCGTACCCCATAAGTTCCGCCTTTTGTTTAAGAAGTTTGATTTCGAGTTTTTTAAACTCTTCTATAAATTCGAGAATATCCTCGTTCGTGATTTCACCATAGTATAATATTTCATTACCGATAACACGTGTGATTTTAAAATCATCATCATCCGTGTTAGCGGGTGTAGACATTGTATATGGTTTACTATGTGATCTGTTCTTTAATCATCTTTTTTATTTTTGTAACTTCACGTTGTTTGAGTTTGTTTTGTATCGCTAAATGATTCATTACATCAAAATCTTGGGGTATTAGATTATATTCTATAAATTTAGAAACATCACCCTTTTGCGCGTACATTCTAAATAACATAAATTCATGGTGTTTAAAATTGGACATTGAACGTACTTGTATACTTCTTATTTTCTGTTCACGCATTCTCTCGTTACCAAATTTTGTCCAAAACCTACCCGGTCTAATATTTTCTGGAGACATTTTTTTTGTAAAATATTTTCTAGGTATTTTTATGGTGTTTAGTACAAACAAAGGCATAATGTCCCAATCTCCTTTATATAATTCAGAATCGTAAAGATCTGCTAAAGACAGTGATTGTGTTATTTTTTCTATATTATCAGTGACACAATCTATGTAATTTTCTTGGATAAGTGACCACATGTGACCATGTTCAATAAAAGTATCGCATATATTTATATCATGCCCGTTACATAAAATATCTACTATTTGATCTCTAGGTGCTTTAAATATATCCTTATCGTAAGGGAAATCTAAATAACTAAAGAAATTGTATATATTACCCAAACACTTGTTTGCGGCTAACAAAGAATTTACATGATTTGGTTTTAATTTCATTATTTCTTCAGGTTTCGCCCTTGGTATTATAACGGTTGTAAAGTTATCTATAAAATGAACACTTTTTGATGTTACAACAAGTGGTTTTTTACTTATACTCATACCATTCGAAACATCTTCAATTATATATTTGTATTTATACGAATCAATTTCATAATCTTCTATGTACGTGTACATATTTGAGGTTTTTATCGTATCCATAAATATATCTTTTTTTTGAAGAGGGTCATCCCATATTTCAATACTATTACATTTATCAAAGACCTGATTAATTATGAAACTTTTACCGTAACCAGATGATCCACATAAAAATACATTTTTACCGGATTCTATATATTTTTTCAATAATGTTATTTCTTTATCATGAATCGATAATTCTTTTATCTTTTTTTCTTTTTTTATAATAACAAAGGAATCCATGTCGTCAGGTGATGAAAATGATCTCGCTAATCAAGCTTTAGATATTTTTTTGGATAATGATATTCTTCAAAAACGTATAGTAGACCCTTTAAAAAGAAAAGTTGCTCCTTACGTATTATGTTTTGGTATCTTTAACTTATCCATATTTGTCATGATTGCTTATCTATCAAATCGTATTTCTCTTATTCTTTAGATGTATCTGTTTGGTCTTCTTCTCCCTCTTCTTTTGGTATTTCCGTAACAACTTCCATAAGTTCAGTTCTACGTCGTATTTCATTCATGAGATCACCTTTCAGACTCACAAGTCCTTTACCTTTTAGATCCGAAATTTCATCAGCACGTTGCTGTTTCCCTTCTATATCAGATTTTATTATTCTTTTAGATGTTTGAAAATTGCCACGTATACCTTCGAGTTCCTTTTTAAGTTCTCTTTTTGCGGCACCACCTACAGCATCTTTCAATTTAGTAATAATTGTATTTTCAGCTATAGCCTTGAATGGTATTATAGGTTGTATATGCATAATCTCTGGTTTGAAGAATGCATTATCATCAGGAAACTCGCGTTCAAATGAATCTATCATTCTTTTAGGTACATTTGGAGATTGTTCTATTAAACGATCATATTCAGCTCGCATATTTTCAATCATAGCAGTTCCGTTTAATGTTCTTTCTGAAAGTGGTAGTGTGAGTTCGAGACGAATAGTTCTCGAAATTTTACCGTATTGTACAGAAGCAACTCTATGTCCTTCCATTAATTCATTAATTTTAAGAAATTGCATTATAGTTGTTGCGATCGCCGTAATAAGATTAAGTCCACCAATCGCTGATGGTACAAACGGTTGTACTGTGGGTGGAAAAGTTTCCTGTGCAAAGTTAGCGGTGCCTGTAATAGTACTTACAATAATCAATGGTATTGTAAACTTCATACTTAGGTTTTTGAATGAACAATAGGCTTGATAATGCATATACCTGTAACAGGCAGCAGCTTCTCCCCAGGACTTAAGTATCTTTTCCTGTTGGAGATGCCAAATCTTTGGCAATTTCTTTTCTTCTGTCATACTAATAGATATGAATATTATATTCTTCACTCATTTACTTTTTTTCATAACAATGCTCGTTGTTCCTTTCATGAAAAATAAACAAAATCTCGAGTTTTATTCGATTTTAGTACCATTTATATTCTTCCATTGGTCAGTAAATGATGATACATGTGCATTAACACAAATGGAAATGGTTGTTACGGGTAATAAAAAAGAAGAAACCTTTTTTGGACGCGTTGTTGGACCTATATACAAAATGGACGATACTGCAGCTAACAATTTATTAAAAAGTGTTTTATTCTTTTTATGGTTACTCGTACAATTTAGATTAAATAGAGTTGATTTGAGTCCACTTAAAGAATTGAAAAAACGTTTTTCAAAATAATATAATATTGGTATATATAAATGAAGAATAAGACAAAAAGTAAACTTTTAATTTTTACTATAACGGTACTTATTTCTATTATTGCATATCAATTATATAATCCTATAATTATAAAAAAACAAGAAAAAGTCCCAGTTAGAGTCGCTGTTCCAGTTAGAGTACCGGTAAGAATTCCTACAGAAAAAGAATATCGTGAACCACCTATAAAAGAATATAAACCAGGACATGTTCAACAAATGGGAATATTAGTTGGTAATGATGACGAAACTTTACCCTTATATGGTAAAGAAGTTCGAGGTAGACGTGATAGATATCATTATTATACCACAACACCCGGTGATCAAATGTATTCACTTCCAATTACACACGAAGCGCGTGATTGTATGGAAGATATTGGGTGCCCCGAATTTTACGGTAACGAATCTGTATCGGTTTTAGGACAATCGGGTTCGTTTCAGGCAAAAATGTACAGAACAGATAATTTCTTTTGATTATCGATCAATAAGTAATATATACAAACACGCTAAGCATAACATACTATTTGATAAAGATGAAATCATCTTAGTAACATTTGAAACCTTGTTAGGTACTGTCATTGTTATGAAACTATCAGTACATGTTAAAATAGAAGACAAAAAACATATAAATAAAATTTGAGATAACCTATCCATTTATATTTATCAAAGAAAAATATTGAGTAATATAAATGAAGATCGATTTGTTAAAAGACGAAGCAAAACGTCTTGGTCTTCGTGTAACTAAAAAAATTAAAGGGAAACGTTTTCCTTTGAGTGAAAAGGAACTTAAAATGAAAATTCAAAGACGGCGATCACCATCTTTGGAAATCCAGGTTCGTGAATCTAAAAAACTCTTACGAACGTGTAAATCTCTTTTACAAACAATGGAACCAACTGTTCCAAGAGTTCGTCGAGTTTCACAACCTGTTCCACGCGCTCCACCTGCTCCGCGTGCACCACCAGTACCAACTAAACGCGATCCACGCGCAAATTTAATGACTGCTTTAAAAGAAAACCTTAAACGTCGTGGTCTTAAAGAAAAGATAAACCAAACTTCTTAGATATAATCTTTTTCGCACCTTCAAAATCTGGATGACTCCATAAAATCCATCTTGACCAAAATCCTGCAGTAAAAAAACCTGTTTTTGTCCAGTTTTCTTTATCGCTTCGAGTCACATCGAGCATATTTTTATGAACTAGTTTAGGATCGGTTTGTTTTTGTACCATATGAGGAACAAACCCACCGTGTCGCGTTACGTATGAACGCATACGCAAAGGGTTTTTGTGTATTGTATAGTCTGAGTACCCTCTTGCCCCAAAATCAACTATTTTCCCATTTTCAAAAGTAACTCTAAACTTTTTATCAATACGTGGACTTTTTTTTAACCGAACACGCATATATAATTACTGAATATAATTTTCACCACGCCGTTTACGTTTAATCAATACTATTCCTAATGTAAGTGATATTATCCAGGCCTGGAATTGTGTTATACCATACGGTTCTTCAATCATAAACATGTTTATATAATATACACTTTATTACTTTATATATCTAATATTTGTTTTGTAGACGTACAAGTGTGTAATGATGGTACAAATGGGTACATGAGATAAATAGAGAAATATATGCAGCTGGACTTTTTCTCAAATGCTTACTCAATAGAATAAGAATAGCAATTGTAAAAACTGTTATAGTTGGTATGGCTAATAAGCTAATTTGTGTATCGGTCAAAGATGGGTCTTTTACTGAAACTGTTGGGTTCATTTATTCTACACTGAGAAAATATAATTATAAATGTTTTCTACAAACAGCCATGTACATTTCTTTACCACCTATAAGTTCCGTCTGGTTATTATCAACTAGACGCTTCGTGAATGGACCGTGTGTCCCATCCATACATTTCATACACATAGCTGACAATTTGAAAACTTTATCGGCGAGAGGTATACAGTCTAAAATTTCACCTATTTTGCCTTGTTTATAATCACCGTCTAAACCCGTCAATAGTACAGTTTTACCGTTTCCAATCGCCTTTTTGACAAAAACTTTTAGACCAATAAAAAACTGCGCTTCGTCTATAGCTATTACATCCACATTTTCGTAATTAAGTTGTGTCAAGTCATTCGTTTTTACACAATTGAATTTAATGTTATCGTGTGTTCGTAATACATGTTCCAAACACCGCGTATCTTTGCTTGAGTTTATGACAAGAATATTTTTACCTATAATTTGATACCTTTTTAAACGTCGAACGAGTTCTGACGTTTTACCAGAAAACATATTTCCCATTATAATCTTGAGACTCATTTAACAAATATACGTGCTATGTTTTTATACTAATTTATTTTAATGAGATAAAGAAATACGTATATATTTAGTAAAATGACTTCCGAAGAAACAACACTTCAAATTAAAAGATTAACACTTGACGCGACATTACCGACACGCGCATCCCCTGGATCAGTTGGTTATGATTTATATAGTTTACACGATACGGTTATTCAACCTGGATCACGAGACATTGTGAGCACGGGTATATGTGCAACAATTCCATTGGGATGTTACGGACGAATTGCACCACGCTCGGGTTTAACTGTGCGGTATGGTGTTCACGTGGGTGCCGGTGTTATTGACCCCGACTACACGGGGGAATTAAAAGTCTGCCTATTTAATCTCGGATCTGTTCCGTTCGAAATTAAATCGGGGGAGAGGATTGCTCAGTTAATTTTAGAAAAGTGTTTAACACCCCTTATTCAAGAAGTGACTGATTTACAAAAGACTATGCGTGCTAACAGAGGATTTGGGTCCTCTGGTGAATTATAAATTTTAATAATTGTTTAGTTTCCGAATGCAACACCACCCATACCATTCTTAATTCTGAGAATGTTATAGTTGACTGCATACGCACGAATAAAATGTGCATCAGACGTAGTTGGATCACTGATCGTAATCTTAGCGTTATCAATTCTCGAAAAGTTCAATGTACCAGTTGGTTGAGACTTGTCCATTGTGAGTGCAAATGGCCACGTCGCAATTGGTTCTTCTTTAGCACCTGGTGGGAAATAAGAACAATGTCTGGTTGGAACAACGTTACGATGGTATTCAAGCGACATATTCTCGAAGAGTGGTGTACCGTTAATAAACATAGACGCGGTACCATCTACACCAAATGTATACGTAGCACCAGTACCAAATGCGGCAATGTGAATAGACTTAACTGGGTGGTTAAAGTACGTAAGATCAATGGTTTTTTCCGAACCGTTCACAGGTTGAAATTGTGTTTGTGTCATAAGAATTTCATGTTCTGTTTTAGAAAAGAATTCGCGTTCCTCTGTATCAAGGAATATGTACGAACCATACACTTTGGGTGTAGTCCCTGGTGAAAATGTACCATTTCTACACTTAATTCTTATTTCAACTTCGTGGTATTGGAGACCGACAAGTGGGAGTGATTTAGTCCAATCTTCACTGAAGAAGAATGGGATAACGTAACTATCAGCTGAAGCGTTTTCACCAGCGTCATCACACCCAGACCATGTAGAAGCCTTAGCCTGTGTGGTATTGTAAAGGGCGCCATGTACACTGTTAATGAATCCCGTATCAATTTTAGACACTTCTTGTCCACCAATATACAGTGAAAATTCGGTTGGTTGGGAGAATGCGACTTCGTTTTTGTTGTATATACTAGTGTTATTGTCTTTTGCGTTAATGCCTGTAGCTTCAATCCAAATATAGCTTAAAAGATCCCCCTTGGATTTTATTGGTATAGAGACTTCACTACCTGAACTAAATGATCCGATATAATCGAGACGTTCTGGTTTAATTGCGAAGTTGGTGTGACGTTTATAGTTTTGTCTAAAAAATGAGACTTGTGGGTCGCCTGTGATGTACACATCTTGGGCACCGACCGATACGAGGTCAATCAAAGCAGCTGACATATTTTACTAATATAGTATATTAAAAAAATTGAGCATAAACGTAATAAGAGACATGGTTGTTTTTCAAGCCCTCACATGGGAAACCGAAGATAAACACGCACAACACCTGGTACATATATTTGGAAAAACACAAGACGGTAAATCTGTATGTGTTACAACAGAATTTCAACCTTATTTTTTTATAAAACTCCCTACTGGTGATTACAATACACACGCCGAACTATATTACGAGAGTATTATGAAACGGTGTCCTGGTTTAATAATTAGTTACGAGATACAGACATCTATGGATGTATGGGGATTTCAAAACAGTAAAAAGTTCTATTTTATGAAACTTACTTTTGAAACATTAACACAACGTCGTAAAGTTGGTTACGCTCTCAAAGAATCATTGAAGATATACGAAGAACCACCGCCAAGAGTATACGGTGAACCGTACGATATACCGGAACCCCAATTTGTAAAATTGAAACTTTACGAGTCTAATTTGGAACCGGTCCTGAGGTTAATGCATATAACCGGTATCCAATCGACTGGGTGGTTGGATTCCGGTGATGCATGTACACCGACAAATTACTCAAATACTGATTTTGATTTGATGTGTTACGACTGGAGAAATCTAAAACCTGTTAATAAACCCGAAACTGCACCATTTGTTGTAGCTTCTATTGATATTGAGTGTAATAGCTCTACTGGTAAATTTCCTAGTGCGAGTATATACGGCGATTGTTGTTTCCAAATAGCAGTATCGTTATGTTCTTTTGGTAATGACGTACCATACGATAAAACGTGTTTCTGTTATAAGAAAACGGATCCTAACCTGGAAGGGTGTACTATTTTAAGCTATGATTCAGAAAAGGGAATGCTCGAAGCATTAAGTGAATACATGGTAAAAATGGACATTGATATTATTACTGGATGGAACATATTTGGATTTGATATGGAATATATAATGACACGTGCAAAAATGGTTGGGTGTTCCAAAACTTTTTTTGAAATGAGTAAACTTAAGGGGTATAAATGTGAAATGAAAATTAAGAAGTTATCTTCTAGTGCACTTGGTGACAATGAACTTAAACTCTTACCAATACCTGGACGTTTTATATTCGATTTATTTCATGAAGTTAAGAAGGGGTATAAACTTGATTCGTATAAACTCGATAACGTTTCTAAATTATACCTAGGTGATCAGAAAATAGATATGTCTCCTAGAGAGATGTTTGCGCGTTTTAAGGAAGAAGACCCTGTAAAATTACGCGAGGTAGCTGAGTATTGTATTAAGGATACACTTCTTCCACACAGATTACTCTCTAAACTTTGTATACTTATTAACCTTCTAGAGATGGCAAAGGCAACTTGGGTGCCGTTATGTTACCTTGTAGAAAGGGGTCAACAAATTAAAGTGTTTAGTCAGTTAACGAAAAAGGCACGCGAAATGAATTATATAGTTCCTACTATTCAGTGGGGTGAGGGGTTGGTAGACGGATACGAAGGAGCCACTGTACTCGAAGCGCAAAAAGGTGCATACTATACGCCGATAACCGCCTTGGATTTCGAGGCGTTATACCCATCTATAATGGTCGCACACAACTTATGCTATTCAACCATGATTATGGATCCCGTTTATGAAAATAAAAGATTATACCCAGATTTAGAGATCGAAACGTTTGGTAATTATAAATTCGTACAAAATGTACCGAGTCTTGTACCGAGTATTTTAACAGAACTTAAACAGTTTAGAAAACAGGCTAAGAAAGACATGGCCGAATCATCAGGATCTTTAAAAGAAATGTACAATGGTAAACAATTGGCGTATAAGATATCAATGAACTCTGTATATGGTTTCACGGGTGCATCAAAAGGTATGTTACCATGTGTTCCTATAGCATCAACAACAACAATGAAAGGTCGTATGATGATAGAGGATACTAAGAATTATGTTGAGAAACATTACCCGGGTGCAAAGGTAAGGTACGGCGACACCGATAGTGTAATGGTTGAATTTGATGTCGGTGAACGTAAAGGTGAAGATGCTATTAAATATAGTTGGGAACTTGGTGAGCGTGCGGCTGCGGAGTGTACAAAACTTTTTAAGAAACCAAATAATCTCGAACTTGAAAAGGTATATTACCCGTATTTTTTATATTCCAAGAAACGATACGCGGCAAAATTATGGACAAAGGGTAAAGACGATAAGATGAATATGGAATATATAGACGTAAAAGGTCTTCAACTTGTTAGACGTGATAATACACCATACATGCGCGAAGTTTGTAAAGAATTACTTGATGTTATTTTGGAAAGTAATGACACCGTTGCACCAAAGGCACTCGCTTTACAACGTGCTGTAGAATTACTAGAAGGTGATGTTCCTAATGATAAATTAATTCTTTCTCAACAACTTGGAGACTCGTATAAATCTCAGAATTTACCACACGTACAAGTTCGTAATAAAATGCGCGATAGACAACCTGGTTCTGAACCACAATCCGGTGACCGTGTACCTTTTATTTTATGTAAAACATGGGACCCTCGTTCAAAAGCGTATGAAAAAGCAGAAGACCCTAAATATGCAGAGGAAAAAAAGTTGGATATAGATTATCCATACTATTTTCTTAACAAATTTCTCAACCCCGTATGTGATTTGATAGAACCGTTATTTGATGATCCTAAAGAAGAAATATTCGGAGAACTTATAACTGGTTCTAAACCAGAAAAACGTAATAAACTATGTGATTATGACCCAAAACAGACACGCATATCTGATATATTTAAACTTAAAAAATAGAACATATTATAAAAAAAGAGAGTATGATTGAATGTATTTTTTCAGAAACATATACAATTTATGAAAAAAATTTAAATCAACTTGAAAAACATAAACTAATCAAATTATATCACGCGTTATCTATCAGATATAACAAGCCATTTTCTGAAATTTCTAAAAACTGTAAAATTGTAAATATAGAAGAAGATATTGAAATACCAAAAACCTTGAATGAACGTGATTATGATAATAAAGAATATTCAGATCTATTAACATGCATGTTAGAACATACATTCAAAAGAATTGATAAAGTAATTATCCAATCCTTAGAACGTGTATCTAAAGAAAATGCCGGATTGATCATTTTGAAAAACAATCTGGATTTGATTCAAGATACCCATAAAAAATCACAAACGAATGGATATTTATGCCTTGGTATTAATAGTAAAGGTACTGTATGTTGTCAAAGAGCTGTAAGAACTGTAGGTAAATTTCAATTCTGCAAGAAATGTGCAAAAAATGCAACTATAGAAGATGTACCTGTTCGAACATATCATGGAAATGTTTATTCTAATTCTGATAAATCACATAGCGACGATTCTGAAGATGATAATCCGTTTCCGTTTAATACATATTTTAACAAAGATACTTAAAGTTATGCACATTTTAATAGATAAGATGAATAGATCAAATGTATTATTAACGTCTATAAATGAATTCTACGGAATATATGAAAATCGTGATATTTTGACACAAATATTAAATAAATCTGGTGGTATTTCATTAAGAAATTTAGAATGGTTTATTACAAATTATTCAAAAAAGAATAACTTAACTTATAAGACATGCGACGGTAAATTGTTTAGTGTCCACGTCGCTTATAAATCGAGTTTAGATGGTTATAGTAAAAAGTTATTTGACCCATTTTGTAGAGCAGATAAAATTACATATAACATACCTGGTACAGCTAATGAAATTCATACAACTGTTGCTCAGTTAAATTTCATTAGATGGTGTATAAAAAACAATATTATCGATTATATAAAAGATCATAAGATGCAAATATTTAATAAGTCCGTATCATGAAACCATTTTCGAATGAAAGTGTTTGATAACCAACATAATACATATTAAGTGTATAATCATTTGTTAGACCACTTACCATTTTTACATCTAGAACAGTTTTATTAGATTTTAATTGACTAAAATCCAGGCTTCCCGATGGTTCCACATTAATCGGATTCATCGAGAATGCATACGTGTATATATTTCTAAATGGCCTTGATAACCGGTTTGATAAAGGTACGGTATATTTATAGTATTTATGGTCACTATCCTGAAAACCTGGTACATCTTCACCATTTATAAATATTTTGGCGCTTAGCATTAGTGGATTATAAAATTCATTTATTATTGAATATTGTACATTCGACGAAAAGTTATATCTATTTGCGAATACATTTGCTAATAAATTATTACCACCTGTAAATATTTTTTCATCTTCAAACTCTTCCCGTCTAAAAAACCAATTGATACTTTTAACTGGTATTTTAGGAACGAGTTCAAGTTTGGTAGTCGTTTCACCTGCTTTTATAACAGTCGATGGGTGTCTTTGTACAAAATCGGTAATAAAAGTATGTTTTTTGTTTTTTATATACGAACGTTCACTATCTTCTAATGTAATTTCTTCCGTTACGATATCAAAACTATTTAATGATATAGTACCTGTATAATCGGTAAAAAATGTTTGTGGTTTAAATTTTATATCAAATTGTATTTTTTGTTTATTAATAGCACACGTCGGGAAATATGGACGATTTGGTTTATTTGTGTCGTATTCATCACCTTCATATTTTCTTGAAAAGAAAAATGGTATTGGTATAAATAGTTTAGACTTAAACTGACTAAAAATTTGATTACCTGCTAATAAAGCTGTATCTTCGGCTAAATTTCTATTAACTGTATACCTTTTTGTTCTCTTTTCTGATTCATCTAGGTAAAGTTCATCGTATATTATACCCCAATCGGAATGGAATGTTTCAATAATGGTTTCGTCTACACGCATTGTTATTGATTCTATTACGTGTCTACCAACTTGATCAGCGTAATAATAATCATTCCCCCCTCCGGATGGTAATCCTGGGAGTTCCATTGAAATATACATATTCGATAAAAGGTCACCCATGTTTCTCGGGTTAAGCGTAACCTTAATAGTTTCATCGAATGGCCAACTCGCTTTAGCATTCCCTGGTTTAATTATATTTGTACTCTTATGAAATTTTCTAAAGTTAGAATGTCTCTTAACATCGTAATTAAATAATGAATTTGTAGTTTCATTTTCCAATAAGTATGTATCTTGTTTACCTATTGCGTTTAATGATATTATAGCGCCTGTGTCTGGCCCACTTGTATCACACATACTATTTACTATAACACATTTTTTTAAATGTCGTTATACACAATCATTTGCCTATTTTTAAAATTCTTACATATATATTTTTGTAAGGAAATGTACCATAATTGTACATATAAAGTTGATAACGAATAACATTGACCTTTTAACGATTTAACCTTTCCAATTTCAAAATCTCGTATTTTTTTTAAACCTGGGTTTTTTACACGTTCGAAACACGAAAAACATACACGAGTAAGTTTTATACCTAAAAACTTATAATATGTTTCGTTATTATATAACCATATAGGCCTGATATTTCTATATTTCCTTATAAGCCCTCTAACTTCGTAATTATCCGATTTAATATATATATTTAAGGGACAATTACATAGAAAACAGAACCCTTTGCATCTAATTCGTACATACATAAAAGATACAGTTATTATTCTTTTATGTACTATAATGAAATTATACAACCTGATGGAACTCCTATTATAGGTATAAATTATGATGAAGAAAGACCAACTATACTGGAAGTTTTACCCAACCCCGAAATCCAACAGCAACAACCCGAATATCAAATATTCGATCCGAAAATTTCATATTGGTTAAATTTGTTTATTATTTTAGTTAGTGTATATTACACATTTTCATATGATAATATGATATCTATATCTAATTGTATAGCATGTATATTACCATTACATAGTACGCAAAATAACAGTTTATACGGTATTATTGGGTATACTGTATATATTATGTTTGCTATGCTGTTAACAACATTTTTGGGTATATATGAATATTTATGGTATTATGTTATTTGCAATTCTATAATTATATGTATTTTTATAACCTCAGTTGTGAAATATGTAATATATAGTACGAATCAAACTCAAACTCAAAACAGAAATGAACATGTTATATGAACAAAAAGACCTAGATGTTGCTAAATCGTTGTACGGTGACGATATAGAAAAAAGTGAACGTTTTGCGAGAAGTATACATAAACTCAGGGAGTCTCGCAAAAAGTACGATGATAAAAGAGAAAAGTACAAAATCAAATTTATTGAAACTGTTCCCGAACGGAAAATAGAAAATAGAACAAAATTTAATACTTGTGCCGCTTCAACGTTAGGTGGTAAAAAGTGTAATTTTAGAGCATCTTGTGGCAAATACTGCAAAAAGCATTTACCTAAAATTTAAATATATTGTAATAATAAAATGTTAGATCAGGAAACACTCCGACCCGTCATAATAGCCATGGCACTTTATCTTGCACTTTCTCAACTCATACCAGAACTTTTCAAAAAACCAACAAATATTAAAATAATCGACGATATAGTTGCAATGCTTATTGCTCAAAGAGGTTCACTTACATCAGGTACTATTCTCACCGGTATCATTGTTTTCGTTACGAATTACGTTAACGACGAATTCTTGTAAAACGTTTTCTTTACTCGTTAAAAGCCGTGTTTTTGAATGATCCATATACCTTATTTTTTTATTATATGCATCTTCCATGAATTCCATAAGTTGTTCCATATTTGGTTTCCCCCATTGCATACCTGCTTTATAGAGAAAATCATCCCTTGGTAATTTATGAAGTTCACATTTTATAGTATACGGGGTATCTATATACTCTGTAGCCCCTCCATAATCTGTTATAATCACAGGCTTATTTCTTATTGCTGCTTCTACGGCACCCATACCAACTCCCTCTGATGATGAAAAATTCACATAACAATCCGATCTACAGTGTATTTCTTCCATAACTTCATCGGAAACTAAGTCATTTATTATTGTTACATTTGGTATATTGATTTTAAACGGGTATTTACACGTTGCTTTAACAATTAATCGTGCATCGGGTTTATTTAATCTTACAAATGCTTCTAATATCTTATTAAAGTTTTTTCTCGGATCATATACATTACCTATATGATAAAATGTATATGGTCTTTTATCGGGTATATGTGCATGTATAACACAAAACTTTGTATTTGGGAACTGTCTTTCGAAAACATTTTTACAGTATTTACTGGGTACCATAATACTGTCAAATAGTTCGAAAAGTTTACCGTAATCTTCATGAACAGTTTCAGTTTCACAGACGGTCATACAAACAACTTTTTTTATTTTACGTTTGATTTCTGGTATTTTATCTAACCAATATTTAACAGGAAGTGCGAATATAAAAGCGCTATCAGATTCAGGTATTTCCTGGTCTATTTCAATATATTTAGTATACCCATCTTCAGGGAAAAGTTCCATATATTTTGTACAGTGTTGACCTATTCCACTCAGGAGAGTTGGTCCAATGAATAACATTTACTATAAAGATTATCTTTCTTTTATATATATTACACAATGGACTCTGTCAGAGAAAAAATAACGACTGAACTCGCTAGATCTAAAATTCGTACCGAAGAGATATACTCTATCATTAAACAAATTGCTGATCACATAGAACCACCAACACCAGCACCAGTTGCTAAACCAGCGCCAGTTGTTAAACCAGCGCCAGTTGTTAAACCAGCGCCAACACCAGCGCCAACACCAGCGCCAACACCAGCACCAACACCAGCGCCAACACCAGCACCAGCGCCAAAATCAGCTGCAAAGAAAATTGTTTCTCCAACTAAAAAAGCCCCAGCTAAAAAGACACCAGTTAAAAAAACTGAATAAATTTAAAACCTTTGTTGCATAGATATTGGTATTTGGGTAGGTGCAGGTACACTTTTACGGTTTATCATATAAAACCCACCGCATATTAATAAAATTATTGTCAAAAGATAGTAAAGAGGGTATTTTTTCTTTTTTTCCTTTTCCATTTGTTCGATATCTTTCTTATCTGGAAGTTTTTTAACGTTTACATTAAGATCTTCTATCTTCCCGATAAGTTTGTACAAAGCCTCTAGAATTTGAACTTCACGGTTTATAGGTTTTTCCTTTACATCAATGGATGTTACTTCCAATGTCATAAACCATTCTGCATCCGATTGTAAATCTGTATATGTATTATCACCTTGTAATTCGTTTATTTTAAAATCGAGTTTTTGTATTGATATAGGATTGAACAGATTTGTTTGTCTATTAAAACTTCTCCAATGTTTATCGTGTTGTTTATAATTATTAGACCCGTCAAAATCTCTTTCCAATGCTATTCTCGCAAAAACCTGTCCTCTACGTTCATCTAACATTTGTGCAACCTTTGGTACATCATCACACAGTATATCTATATACTTGGCACCACTACCTGTACCAGAACCCGTATTACCAATCTGAGTAACATAAAAATCAACCAGTTTTAAACCACACACTTTACTAATATCCGACACGTGTGTATTCGATGAAATATCAAGATCTATTGTAAAATTGTTATTTGTACCTGTCACAAAATTTGAATCAACAGTTATATATTGTACCTTTTTTGGCAATTCTTGGAGTGAAACCATCCTGTATTTAGTATATAAAAAAATAAATATAAATAACAGCAATAATGTTTACCTTATATGCTAGTGTATGTCGTTTATTATCACCAAATCCACAAGAATTAAAAAAGTCATATTCGTATACATCTTTTGATTCTAACGTTAATGTGGAAAAAACACCATATATAAACACACAGTGTAGTAAATACGGTGAAATTGTTTCAATGAACGATGCTGGTGAAGTTATTGTATTAGAATATAACAAAAACGATAAAACGTTTGTTCAATATAGACCTAAGTTTAAAAGATAAGTATAAAAATATATAAAAATGAAATGGACGACTACATTGCCTTACACACGTACGACTATAAACTCTCGTTTTGTCAAGCGACAAACGAACTCCCGAGTGACATGCAAAGACTTGTATGGGAAAAACTTAACGCGTACGAATCACGTGATCTCGTGTGTCCAGGAGCCCCAAAAAAACAATTACGAAATACACGATTCTCAAAAGAAAGACTCGAAACGTTGGCCAGAAAATGGAAAGGAAAATGGGGGTAATGAACTTTATCAGCGTATGAAAACATTGGCATATGAAGAGTTTTGTTACGATGATTTTAAACGTGAAGAGTATGATTCGTATTCATTGGTTTTATATAGAACAATGTTAAATGAATTAGAATACGAAAGGCGTAATTTGAAATACATAAACATTTTTGGTGAAAAATGGAGAAAAATGCCCAGAAAACAAAATAATTTTACACACGAAGATAGATTAACTGAAATACAAGTTCGTATATACGAATCAGTTAACAGATGCGAGGAATTTCTCGATAAAGAACGTGAATTTAAAAGAAAATATTTTAATGATGAAAATATCAACATTGATATTATAGATACTTAACGAATAAATTGTAATGTATAGTAATTAATGTTAAATATAATAAACCCCGGTACTAAAACACTTAGAATATCCTGCCCAACCAAACGAAAAGAAGGTATAACCGAATACGAACAGATTAAATCTAAAATAAAAAAAACGACTATAAAATACGGATCTGCAATTTCTACCTATCATTTCATTTTTCATACACCCATAGACGGTGTATCTGCAAGCTTGGGTGCAATAGCTTCGTGTATATACATAGATTCACTTTCATCTTATGTAGACAATTTTGAAAAAAAACCCGTATTAAATAAAAGATTATTTGTACCCACATTACTTGCTTTATTAGAATCAACATGGAATTCATCAGATTTACCTTTCGAATTTAATATGGGTGCAACACTTTTTGGGTTTTTAGCATATAAAATATCTTTTTATCAAATACTTGCTGAAGAATTGTTAATGAACGATGAGAACCTAAGTCGTATTGACGAAATATAAAATATAAAAAATATAAAACATTAATACAATGTCACTTTTTTACCAGTTATTAAAAGACTCTACAATTATTTCTCATCAAAAAGAATTAGATGCTCTTTTTTCATCTGTTATAAACGGTGGTGAAAATGATATTGAATTATATAAACTTACAGCAATGGAAGGTAAATTTCCCACTAAAATTGCTAAAAATGGGGATTGTATTGCCTATATGGGGTTAAGTAAAATCGACGGACGTGAAGACATTCGATATGTTGAATTTACCCATGAAATTGAAGGGTGTGATGGTATTATTGAACCTTTCATTGAGAGGATTAAAGAATTATTAACTATTAAAAACTTAATCATTATACCTCGTTCTATTAATCATAAAACACGTGATTTATGGACTAAGTATTTAAGTAAATATTTTACCGATGTTAAAGGAGGTGAAAAGTTTATTATTAAACATAAAATACCAAACAAATATTTACACTGGAGTGAACTTACAAAAACTTTACCATGTGACACAGATTTGTTAGATGAGTACACTGATACTGTCATGAACAATTAAAAATTAATCTTACTTAAACATTACGACTTTTAATATTATATATACAAATACAATGCCTTACCTAACACACGAATTATTAAAAAACTGTACCACACTATGGAAACTTGATAACATTAATGATCTGTGCTCTAACCTATGTGGTGTAAAATCCACTGTTTACGGGTTAAAGGCGGATTTCGGATTTCCTAGTCATCTTATTCCTAAAAATACTAATAACTATATCGCATACATCGGTATTCACAAAAAAAAATTATTCACTTCTTATGGACAAGCACATTTTATCACATTTTACCACGAACCTAAAAACCATCAATATCAAAGAGACCTCGGTATATTGGAATACATGTATAACATTTACATGGACCAAATGAGCGAGGAACTCACCGACGATGAAAATTACGATGAAACTGAAAAATTAATAGTGGAAGTTTTTCCTTATAAGATAACATCTAAGAATATTGATTATTGGAAGACTGTAATCCAAGATGATTGGGATATAGTTGACAAAATTGATTTGGACGATTTGATCGATGATTTTGGGATAAGGGAACGTATAGATTGGACAGAACTTTATCTTTCTTTACCAGAAAACATCGACGATGATATAACCGAATTGGACGATTCTGAAGAAGAAATTGAATCTGACATTGAAGAAACTGACAGTGAAATCGAAGAAGGTGAAATTGTGAGCGATAGCGAAACCTAAGTATAAAAATAAAATAAAATAAAATAAAATGCGACCAAACTGTCCCTACGAGAACTGTTACTGTAGATCTGGTAAGAACGGATTCTGTTTAAAACATAAAGAAATCGGTGAAGCTGTTCAAGCTTTACTCATGTTATCAAAAAATAGTAATAAAAAATAAAACTTTATAATAAGTAATAATGCCTGAAGTTGATAACACACTTCATAAAATAATGTCATTTATAGATGATCACTCGGGTGAAATATCTGAAGGTGATTATTTAGATATGTGTAATAAATTACGCGATGTGTATAGAGTAGAAGATAGACCCCCTGTACGTGTACGAACTTTACCTCGCAGTCTACAAACGAACCCACTTGATTCTATATATGAAAAATGTATGGTATTGGTTAGAAAAAGAAAAGAAATTAAATCAAATATACTAAAACATAAAATAAGACAAAGAATAACTCAACGATTTAAAAAAGAAGCAATCGATGCCTTTTGTAATGCCCTAAATTTACCATCATATAACAGTTTAGACGAATTACGGAACGATGGTTACGTAATAGATACTCATTCGTTCTTTATTGATTATAAGAATATAATGAATGATCATATCAGAGGATTACAAACTGGTTATGCCGTTGAACTTGATAATATCGAACTTGAAATGGAGGGAATTTGTCATTTTATAGAAGCAACTGATAGAGTTATTGATTCATTTTATGAAATAGAAGTGACTATCCAAACCTAAGTTATAAAAAATATATAAAAAAATAAAAAAGAATAGTAAAAATGGACGACCTTGTAAATTTAATGCGTTTAATTGACTTGAATTCCGAGATAATATCTGAAGGACATTATCTTGAAATGTGCAACTCTATTAAAAACGTTCACCAAACCATTTCTCAACACGATTCGAAATGCGATTCTGAATCTGAATCCGACGATGATACTCAAAATTTTTATACATTGGAAAGAAGAAATGATAGTAATACAATACTTGAACCATTTACTCCACCTATACCATTCTTAGCTGAAAGGTCTAGATATTACGAAGGTGATAATAATGAAGATGATACCTTATTTGCGAATCCAGAAGAACGAGAAGACTTGATGAATTATATAAACTCAATAATGCCATATAATTCTTACACAGAAATGACAAACGAATTACGAACTCTCGAGGTGGAGCAAAATGAGTATAATATATCTTATATGAAAAGATTGGATGAAAAAATAGCTCGAATGCAAAGAACTATTAATAAAACTAAAACAAGGCAAAGAATTACAGCAACTGTTCGTAAAGAAGCTATAAAAAGACGCGCACAAGAACTCGGTATACGATTATCCAGATACACACTTGGTAATTTATTGGACAAAGGACACAATGTAGGCAATGAAAGAGAATTTTACAAAGCCTACCTTGATGATTATAATCAAGAAACAGTAAACAAACTTCGTGATTTAAACACGGAGTTACTCCAAATTATTGGCGAGAGAGAAATTATTAGACTTGAAATAAACGAGTTTCATTAATATTTTATTTAAATATCATTTTACACCATTTTTCATTAATATTACCGAAAGGTGAATACTCGAACAGTAAATGTATTAACGCACCCGAAATAATTAACACACCCGTTCCCTTATATATAAACTTTGTAAGACCCATTACTAAAACCTGTAACATTAAACCTATAAAAAGTGCTTCTAGAAGAACTGTGGTTACAGGACGTGAACTCATTTATATTTAATCAATATTTTTTTCTCCTGATACAATATAACAAAATGTCTTATAACTCTAACAAGTATAACTCCGTACCAATTTTCGCGTTCGTCGCAGTACTTATCTCTGTCGCGATATACAGTGGTGTTCTCTATTCAAAAACACCAACCAAAAAAGATCTTATAAAAGATGAATAAACATAAATATTAATAATTATCTCGTGATATATAAAATGATACCTCTTCTTTTAATCATTCTATTTATCATTTTTCTATTATACGTATTACGTAAACGACATGTTGAAGAATACTTAATAGAAGGTGTGAATCTTTCATGGAGAAACAAAACGGGTGTCGAAGGTATAGTAAACAAATGGATTCTCGTTGTTAAAGATACACAGGGTAATGAAATACACAGAACTGAAAATAGTGATTTGAATAATAGAAAAAATGATACGGATGTTACACTTAACGTTTTTACGAATAAAACTTTTGGTGATAATATTATTGGTAACAATACGATCGATATTTATTATAACGACGGTTCGGGTGATAAGATAATTAATACACAAATCCTTCGTTTTGTAAAGGATGAGTTTAATGAAGATCTAAGTGGTTTTGAATTCCGTGATTTGGATATATCAGCATGGGAAAATGCACAGAATAAAGATTGTGTTGGTGTATATTCAAAAGTTAAGAAAGATAAATCAACCCCGGGAACGGATAAGTTTGGGTGTGGACCTTCTGACGATCCTAATAAACACGATTGTCAATTTTGGAAATATACCCATGACCAAAAACAACTTGGTACGGGTAAACCGTGTACACGTGATGAAGGACACGTTATTAAAGTTCAATGGCCTAAAAAAGCAAACACCGATAGAGTAGGTTTACAATTTGTCGATGACCCCGATCCCAATACAGATTCTAAAGTAGCTGATACCCCACAACATTATAAGTCTCTATTTGATCAACAACAAGCAGTTGTAGATGCACAAGAAAAGGAAAATGCTAAGATCGCAAAAGAAGCGGCGGATAAGGCGGCCGCGGAAGCATTTGGTGGTTTAATACCTAACCAAACGAAATTAGGTACCGACGACGGTTGGTGTAGTCACGATGGTGTTGTGATACATCAAGTGGACGGGGATGTGAATACGGCAAAAGGGTGTAAACGTATATGCTCGGATGAATATCAAGTATGGACACGAGACGAATCATATGGAAAGTGGGACTCTAACGAAGCTAATAGTATAGTAGAAGAGTGTACAGATGCTAAACTTGATAGTATATGGGAAAAGGATGGTGATGGTAAACGTAAACTTCGTTCGGGGTTTACAACGAGTAAAGATTACGTTCCTCCATCAACATCCACAAGAGGTATACGGTACGTATGGTTCGGGTACGAAAATTCTAGTTGGAGTAATAGACCCCTGAATATACGTGAGATTGAAGTATATTCTGGTGGTGTAAACGTTGCTACCAAAGCTACTAAAACCGAATCTTCGAGTCAATACTCTGCTAATAGTTATAAACCTACAAACTTAATTGACGGAAATATGTCAAATTTTGCACATACCAATAACAGTGGAACGAATTGGTTTAAAATAACTTTAGATAAACAATACCTCATAGATAAGGTTATGGTATACAATAGACATAATTGTTGTTACGATAGATGGGCGGAATCGTTTGTTAAGTTATTGAATACTAATGGTAATGAAATTATGAGATCAACAGACACATTACCATCCAATAAGGAGGAAGCGACAAATTATAAGGAAGGTGGAGTTAGAGTTAAAACATTTACATTCGGTAATACTGTTATGACTTCGTCTTATAGTGAACCAATGAATTTGTCAGGTGGATTTAAATGGTACTATTACGAAGGTTCGTACTTTTCAGTCCCTTCTTCATTTGATAATAAGAAACCTTCAAATGAGGGTACAGGTATTACGGATTTTAGTAATATAAATAAAGCGACGAATGGGGTTTTACAAGTAAATGGTAGAGATAATTACGCTGTTCGCTGGCAAGGTCGTTTCGTACCGAAAAAAGATGGTAGTCATAAATTCTGGTCAAAATCTGATGATATGAGTTATTTATATGTAAATAATGACAAGGTCGTTGATAGTGGTGGTTTACACGGTATGGACAAGTCCGGCTCATATGACCCCGACAAATACGGTACTGTTATCATGGAGAAAGGTAGAGAGTACCTTATTGAAATATTCTTTAGTGAAAAGGGTGGTGGTGATAATATAATAGTAAATTTCCAGGAACCAAACGGGACTAAAACAACAAATTTCAGTGGGTATATGGTTAAGGATACAAATTCGTATTTGTATTACGGTGGTGATAGTAACCTTGGAAGAGATGGTAGAAATGCTTGTAACATGACAGATGATGATAGGAAATACGCGTGTGATAATGATTCTGAACTTGTTGGTATAGGCTCGGGAAATACATGCGGTCATAAATTTTATAAAACAGATAAAGGAAAAGGTAGTACTATTTCAAGTACAGATGAATATACTAAATTTTATTCATGTGAAATCGAAAGACGAAGATTTGGCGGACCTTAGAGTTTAGCGAATAAATAAATCAAATCATTTATTTTAAAAATATTAAAATACACATTTTTAAAATAGATTAAAAAATTCAAACATTTTTATTTAAAAATTTAAGATAAACATGTTTGAAAAAAAAATATATGGTTAAATTAATAATAATGTATTATCCTCCACCACGACGGGGTTCCAACAGTACGGGTATAATTGTATTACTCGTAATTGTGGTAATGTGTTGTATGTTTGTCATGCCAGCCCTTGGTTTTGGTGCATGGACACTTTTTAAGAAGGACGATAAAGATGAAACAAGTGACGATACAGATGAAACTTCTGTTCCGCAACTTACATTCAATCAAGATGCAACAAAAACTATAAACGAAAACGAGAATACGGAACCAGCCGACGAGACTGATGATACCGACGAGACTACTCAGGTCAATGACTCGACGACGTCCACGTATAAAATTGAATACGCAGGCGGGGGTGACGGAAGTGATGCTATAGACCTTACTTTATCATGGACGAACGGTACGGGTTTTGATAAAGTTACCAAACTTGTATTCGTGAGAACTGTTAATGGTAAGGAATTACAAACCGAATCAACTACCGATGAAACCGCAACGTCTAACGACGGTAAAGGTAGTATAACGTTTAAGGGAACTAATATAGCTGACGGGGTTGATTCTGCGGTCGGTACCAATAAGGTTGAAGTATTCGCATATGATGGTGATGAGCCTTTAGCTGAGGGTAAGTCTTTAGCTTCTGTTACGATTCCAATATCACAAGACGATCTTGACCAAACGTACGAAGGTCCTTATGGTGATCTTACTATACCAGTAACACTTGCTGCGGGTTCAATGGATCTTAAAAAATTTATTAAGAAAACGTATTATAGTATTTCACACGCACCCGAGTATTGGTTTGAAATTGAAAAGAGTGGTAATGATAATGTTAAGTTTAAACGAAAAAGTGGTATGTATCTGAGCATTGGTGGCGTAGACGTGTTTAGGCTACAAAAGTATAAAGGTAGACTCGTTATAATGAATACAGCTACGGATAAAATTTACGTACCTGGTAGAGGAATGCGTGTAAAGACCGAAATGACTTCAGAAGAATATTGGTTAGCACAGTGCGATTTAATAGGCGCGTCTTTAATTGCGGAAAATTACGGAAGTGTTCGTCAAGGTATAGATTTCGTCTCACCAAATAAACAATTCTTTGCTATTTATCAAAAAACCGATGGTAATTTCGCTGTTTACAAGGGTTCTGGGTCTAGTGATAATAAAGGTGTTATGTGGTTATCGGATACAAATGATAAAATTAAGGATGGACAGATTGTAATGCGTCCTCAACACAATAATGAAACCCATGCGGAGTTATCGTTCAGTTCAACAAAAGATTTGGGTGATGGTAACATAAAAAAGGAAATGAGATCTACTAATACCGGTGTGAAACCATATAAATTATTAATATCTGACGTGGGTAGACTAGTTGTTACAGATTCGAATGGTCAGAATATGGTAATGGACGGTGGCGGTGACAATCTTCAATATTTTTTCCAATCGACACACGGGGGTGTTTGTGGTACCGATCTTTCAAATAGTTCCAACGGCGGTGGAAATAACGCTGAAAAACAACAGGTATGTGCGAAAAAATGTTACGAGACGGACGGGTGTATAGGTTATGTAATGAATGATGCTACTTGTTTCTTTAAAAAAGCAAATTTTCTTAATACTGGAACACACACTGCACAAGCGTGTATAAATGCACACAAAAAAAATCGTTTGAATAACACTGATAAATATGACCATACCGGGTTTAAATATAGAGCGGGTAGATGTGACACAGTACCTAAACCAGGTGGTATGCACCCGGGTGCATACCAAGGAGTTGTTGGTCGATGTGCCGGTAAACTAACTCCTGAAGCGTGTGTAAGATCTAAATTATGTGCTTGGAATCCCGTAAATAATTCAAAAAAGTATTCTTCATACCATACAAATGATGGGATATCAGAACCAGGTACGATTACTACATTTTCAAATTAAATATAATAATAAGTTAGTTTAAAGAAAACCTAAGTTTATTTGGTTTAAAAAATAAAGTTAAGAATTAATAAAAACAAACATGTCCGATTCTATTGAAAATGTTCTCGTTGAACTTATGCGAGCTAACAACACACACATTGATAAAAGTAATAAATCACAACTTGTCACCAACGATCTTGTAAAATCTCTTGTTGAGAAGTTCGGTAAACTCATGACACAAAATGAGAAACTTATTGAAAAGGTTGAGTACCTTACGGGTAAAGTTGATATTATGAGAATGGAACAAGATGAATCAACTAAGGAAATTTTGGACCTTCACAATAAATTGGATAACGTATCTGAATCACTGGTGGAATATGATAAAAATAATAAAGAAATTGTAAATTCACTTCCAAAACCAAAGGTTAAGAAAAGTGTAATTGTAGAGACGCGTATCTATTGTAAATGTTTAACAAAGAAAGGTATCCAATGTAAAAAATATTGCATTGAAGGTCACGACACGTGTAAACAACACGCGAATATGGCAAATACTAAACCAAATATCGTTACGACTGGTGATATTTCTACGGATACAAACGTGGAAAAACCTACTAAACCCGTGACTGTAAGGAAACGTAAATCTGCTAAGAAAGAGAAGGTTAAACCACCTATGCACAATCACGACCCGGGTGAAAAACCTACTACACCTTGTGATTTATGTTTGAGTCACGGTGATATATTCGATCAAGAGATGCTTGAAGACGAATTTGTATGTATATCTGATAAAGAGTTAAGTTTGGAAGAACGTTTACAAATTGCAATCGATAATGAAAATACCGAACCTCACGACCCCGGTGATACCGGTGATACCGGTGTTGGTGCAAACAATTGGGCCGATATGGTTGATGAAGATAATAATGCATAGGTAGTATGTATACTAAAATTTATAATTTATACCGGTATAAGTTCCGGTGCTTTTAATGTAATGAAAAATAAACTAATTAAAAAATAGCATGTTTTAATATATAATACACTATGATAATGTCTAGAAGACGGTAAACAAACCTTTTTATAGACGAAATTTGATTCCGTATATAAAAATGGATATTGTATTTTTTATGATTATTCAATAATGATAAATAATTCTATATTTTACTTTATTTTATTTAGAAAAGAGTTTGAATTTATTATAGATTGCATCTCATTTCGTTCGAATACGCCCGCGACACATAATTCCTGCCATTGATGTAAAGAAATCTTAGATCTCTGTAATTCTGGTAATGATTTTTCATTTTTGTATAAGATTCTATCATTAAGATTTTCATCAGCCGCACGCATCAAATATAATGTCATAGACATGATATCGGCTTCAGTGAATACACCTTCACTAATATCACTATCCGTTTCAGATCTTTCCAGAAAGTTTTTGGAGAAACACGACCTAACAAGATTTCTGAGTTCTTCGAAGTCTAAATCACCTTCCCCACTTTCGTCGGCTTCTTTGAATACCTTTGATGCTACACAGGCTTGAGCGGCATATTGCGCAGCTTCCTTAGCAACGTCAAACTCTTCCTGTATAATGCTTTTGTATATTGGTGATACCTCGCCCATTAAGTATTTAGCAATAAACCCAACAACCGATGAAGCGACACCCAAAAGAACCAAACCCGATGTTAATTGGAGTAAAACAAATACGTAATTGACTTCACCTACTAATCCACTTTGTTGGATATCAATTAAAACACCGTACCTGTAGAAGTCTGTATATATACCGTTTGGTTGTCCCGTTGTTAAATTAACAGGGTTGTTTATATCAAACATTGTGACGTTTGGTAACTGTTTGTAGTATATTTCATTACCTTTTGAAAACCACCCCAATTTTGGCTCAACGTTAACTATGGCATATATATCCTTTTTACCGATATTTGTTTTATCCGTATGTAAGTCATAATTATGATATTTAATTTTAATATTCAATCTTACACCACTTGTTCTTACGTATGGGTAATTATCAATATCCTGTCCAGCCCCATTAAACCCTGATACCTGTGTCGCCACACCTTCAGATACTTGTTCGTTTAATGGTTTATCGAGATCAATACCCGCTATATCTAACCATTCAGACATTTTTAAACGTATGGAACTACCTTCTTCGAAGGTATACAAATTTTCATCTGAACCTGGTTTTCTGATATGTGTGATTGGTTTGGGACCAGACTCTACAGAAGAGTCATAATAGTGGTTGAACGCAAAAATACTATCCTCTATACCCGTTGAGAGGAAGTTGGCTGACGTAGAGTGTATACACTGACCCATTTCTTCTATACAATCCTCTATACCATTGGGTTCTTTTAGACATCCAGTTTCTGGTTTAGTATATCTCTGTTTGAGTGTCTGTGCGATATGTGTGGTGAAAAACATGACGTTACCAGTTGGTAACTTTGAAATCAATTCTTCTGCTGCAGAATATACACATATAGGTACTTTGTAATACCAATCCGTGGAATAGTTAAATGCATACGAACCAAGGTTATTACAAAAAGATTGTTCTCCATTGTATATACTTACCTGTTTATCGGTATATTCCGTGCCACCTAAACCCCATGAGCTTACGACACCCGTTGGTACTTCACTTTCGATATATGTTTTTTGGTCAAATAATGAATATATGACCCATGATATCACACACAATTGTAGAAACATATTCATCAATGCGAGTTTCCAGTCTCGTAAAACTGTTACTTTTTCTGTCCTGTATGTCATTGACATGATATTTCTCCTGACCCATCTGGTTATTGGATTCAATCTTGATTCTATTTTCGGCATTTGATATATACATAGATTAAATTTATATCATAATTATGGTATACAAAACGATATCTATTTCAAACGCAAAATAAAAGGTAAATAAAGGTTTGAAATAGGTTACACTTTATAATAACCACAAGATGAAACCTTTTTGTACCCTATTTAAAAAATATTTTAGACTTATAAAATACAAAAACGTAAAAACACCAGGCTACTTATTTTCTTAGCTATATATTGAGAGTAAAAAATGCATGATGTACACAAAATAGCCTCTATC